TGACCTCCGGGCGACAGGGCATGATTACCGCGATTATGCAGCTTGTCGCCGCCTGGCACGAGCACCGCGAGGCCGTCTCGCCGCTGGGTTTGCAAGAGATTCCGACGCACGTTCAGAACTTGCTTTGGAATCACAAAGTATATGATTTACAGCCTACGCGAGGCTAAGTAGTCGATGAGGAATTGCGGCAGATAATGCGGATTATCCTGCGCGATGCCGAGCAACCGATTACAGCGGAAGCAGAGAAGACCGCGCACACATTTGCCGCAGGAGTTCTTGCTAGGACAGCAGGCGTGGTCATGGTCGACGGTAGGAACATGAGATTCTCTGCGACGTCTTGTTTGGTCATTGAAGGAATCCTCGACGAAGTGTACTCCGCAGGGACAACAGCCGTGTTGGTGTTCGAGTAGCGCGGCGTAAGATTCCGGTGTGAGTTTGTACTTCTTCTTGAGCCAGTATTGCCGAATCTTCATGGTATGAGCGGCGTACCAGGCGCGGTTATACGCACGAGCCGCGACCGGGTCTTCGGAATATCGAGCGTGCTTATTCATCACCCCTCAGTATAGCACAGGATGGACTAAGATGCCGCCGACACTGATTGCCTCCGTTGTGCCAATAGACGGCGTGGCCGCGATTCTCCCGAACGCCACGGCGCTGAACTTGGTGGAGACCGCTGCGGATGTTGCAAACGGGAACTCGATTGCGCTAACCGGGCGCGAGATTCTACTGCTTCACAACACGGATACGGTCGCCCGCACGGTGACGCTGACCAGCGTCGCGGATTCCCTGGGCCGCGTGGCGGACATCACGTCGTACTCGATTCCTGCGGGGGTCACCGCTGTTATCTCCTTCCTCGGCCCTATGGGCACGGCGGGATGGCGACAGACGAACGGTACGCTGCTCGTGCAGGCCAGCAATGCTGCGGTCAAGATTGCTGCGATTCGCGTCGCCGTATAAAGGGACGGAACGATGCCGATACCCACATTAATTCAGGCTGGCAAGCTCCGGCACCGCATCAAGATTGTGCAGCCGACGTTGACGCAGGACTCCACGGGCGGTACGGACGTCCGAGAGAATACCGTTGTCTGGGAATGCTGGGCAAGCATTGAGGCATTATCGGGACGGGAAAGTCTAGTGGCGCAAGCGCTGATGACGTCGGTGACGCACCAGATAACCATCCGCTATGCTCCTGGGATTCGAATCACAGCGAGGATGCGCGTTCTGTTCGGGAGCAGGCTCTTCTTTATCGAGAGCGCTTTGAACCCCGATGAGCGAAACAAGATGCTGATTCTGAAGTGTACGGAGCACGCGGAATCTTCGCTGACGCAGACGGTGTAATATGGCAGAAGTTGTTACTTTCAAGTTAACGGGGATGGCGGAGCTCGACCGCGTGCTGGCGGAAATGCCGCAGAAGACGGCTCACAAGATTATCCGCAGGTCTTTGGTGCAAGCGGGCAAACTTGTTCAACAGGCGATGATAGATTTTGCTCCGCGCGCATCGGGCTGGCTTAAAGACCGCATCAACATGAAGGTGAAGCTCAAGAAGAACAACCAAGAAGGCAAGGCGTACATCGGCCCGGCCGGGCGGCAGTATTATCCGGTTTCACGGGGGAGCCTAGCGATTGGTGTTTCGACAGGTAAGCGCGCGAAGAGCGGCGGCGCGGTGCCGGTCGTTAGCGTGGCACGCTTCCTGGAATTCGGCACTAGCAAGATGGCGGCGCGTCCGTTCATGCGCCCGTCGTTTGCCGCATCCGTGCAGAAGGCTCTGGGGTTGATAACAGAATCTATCCGCTCAGCCATCGCGGAATTGAGGAAATAAGATGCTCAGCGAGGGGCTCACGAATTTGCTTGCTAACGACGCAGCCATCAAGGCTCTGCTCACGACCGGCGGCCTGCGGAATGACAAGACGAACGGTCTCTTCTCTGGCATCGCTCCGAAGGAAGTTAACCTGCCGTACATCGTCTACCAGCAGGTTTCTGGCAGTCAGATTCGCACGCTCGACGGCAGCCCCGGTTTACAGAATGCGGGTTTCCAGTTCTTCTGTTACGCGATGAGCTATAAGACCGTGAAGACATTGGCGCAGAAGGTCAAGCGGGCGCTGGCCGGGTTGTTTGTGACACTGAGCGAGGGCACGCGCGTTGAGGGTTGCTGGTTGGGAGCGGAAATTGACTCCATCGAGGAAGTTCCCCACGCGACGCTCTACGGAGTTGTCCTCTCGTATGACATTCTTTTCCAAGATGCGGCATCGGCCACACCTGGATTAGAGTAAAGCAGTAGAAGTTCCGTAGTAGAAGTGAAATCCGAAAAGAGGTGAACTATCATGGCCGTTCCGTCCGCCGCATTTGCAGGAAGAGGCAGCAAGCTTCAGTTTCTGTCCGGCTCCACGTACACGACCATCGCGGAGTTGAAGACCATCCAGTTCTCCGGGTTGAAGTACGACCTGGCTGACGTCTCGAACATGGATGGGGGCAATTTCCGTGAATGGCTCCCGACCCTGGCCGACTCCGGTGAAATCAGCTTCAACGGGAACCTTATCCCCGGCGACGCGTCGCAGACCTCGCTCATCAACCTGTTTAACACGGCAGCGTTGACGGCGTGGAAAGTGGTGCTCCCCAGCGCCCTGGGTACGTTCTCGTTCAACGCCTACGTTTCCGGGATTGACCGTGACTTGACGGTCGACAAGGAAGGCACGATTTCCGGCAAGCTCAAGATTACCGGCGCGATTTCCTTCGCCTAATCGTGAGTGACGCCCCGGCAGTGCCACGTGCGCTGCCGGTCGGCCCTGGACTATTCCCCAGACAAGGTGCGCGGCTTTTCCTGCTGCGTATCTTGTCCATTCTGTACCCGCCGTATCTGTACCGTTGTAAACTACTAGCTGTCAAGGAGTACCATGTCCAAGATTCCACTGCGCCAAAGAATTACCCCGTCGTACCCCCTGCAAATGACCGTCAAGAACCACGACGGCTCTTCCTTCGAGCTCGCCTTCCGGCTGACCTTCAACTTCAATGCGATGGCCCTGGTCGAGGAGCATACCGGCCTCAGCATGTTTGACGGTTCCGTGTTCAAGAAGCCCTCGGCGACGACTCTCAGCGTGATGCTGTGGGCGGGGATTCAAGAAAACCATTCCGAATACGAAGGCATCGAAGGTCTGAAGGCCATTCGTAGTTATCTGTCTCTGGAAAACGTGAAGGTGGCACAGAACGCCATCAATGAAGCGTTCCTCGCGTCCCTACCGGAGGCACAGGCAGCGGCAATCCGCAAGGCCGCCGAAGAAGCGGCCAAGAACGCCGAGGAAGGCGTTGAAGAGGCCCCTTTAGCGCAAGCTCCACAAACTTCCGCATAAGTCTGCTGGAGCTATGGGCCGTGGGCCGCATCGACCTCGGCCTCTCTGACAGGGACATCGGCTCACTAACCTGTCTTGAATATGACGCGCTGATTAACCGCAAACGGGAGAATGATAACCGCCTGCGGTTGAACGCGGGGCTCATTGCGGCGGCGATATACAACGCTGCTCCGTTCGGAGATGAAGACCGCAAAGCAGTTTCACCATTGGAATTTGTACCGGAGTTGAAAGAACGTCTTGCCCCGACGCCGGTCGATATGACTGAGATGACGCCGGAGGAACAGAGAGATTATCTGTTCGCTGTTTTCGGCAAGCGCGTGATTCGAGAAGGAAAGTAGACTCAGATGGCAAACATAATCGGCTCTTTGCTGGTCGAGCTAGGCATCAACTCTGCTGCCTGGACTGCCGGTCTGAGCAAAGCCCAGGCGCAGGCGCAAGCTTTTGGCCGACAGGTTACGGGTTCGTTTGCTGGTATGGGGAAGAGTGTTCAAGGGTTCATGGGCCAGATGTCTGCGATGGGCGGCGTAATCGGTGCCAGTATGTCGCAGGTGGGCGGGGCCATCGGGAGCGTGACGTCGGTTGCGCTAGGCATGGCGGGCGCTTTCGGGGCCGTGTTAGGGCCTATTGCACTTGGAGTCGGGGCACTACTTGCTATCGGTGCAGCAGCCGTTTCTTCTACGGCTGGCCTAGCGAATCTTGCCGAGCAGATAGCAAACACGGCGGCTGTCACTGGACTTAGCAGCACAGAGGTTCAGATATTTAATCAGCTTGCGGAAGAATCCGGTGTTAGTTCTCAGGGCCTGACGATGGTTTTGGGACGCTTGAACGCACAACTAGGACAGTTTCAGATTAGTGGTAAGGCGGGGCAGTTTGTTCGGGCATTGCAGTCTGTTGGCGTTGAAGTTAAGACCGCACAGGGCAACCTTCGCCCGATGACTGCTATTCTAGCAGATTTTTACAAGGCGTGGGCCGCGATAGAAGACCCGACGAAGCGTGCCGCCTTTGGCATGGCGGCAGTGACTATGCGAGGGCGTCCTCTTATCCAAACATTCGAGCAGGCGCGGCTGTCTGGTGAGGGTCTTGAGAGCGTCATGGAGGGTATTGCTAAGAGTGACGTCATGATAAGTCCTATGCAAATGCAGCGCCTCGCGGAGTTGGACGCGGCGTTTGATGCATTAGGGCGAAAGGCATCCGGTGTATGGATGCGGATTAAGCTTTCTATTGCACAAGCACTCGAAGCGCCTGAGACGTTATTTCTTGAGCACGATGTTGCAGAATTCTATATGAGAGAGAAGGAGAAGCCAACGCCTGAGATACTGCGAGCACAAAAGCAGATTACGGGCATTTCCCCGGAGGAGGCGGCTAAGTTAAAGCAGTTTGCGGGGGAGAAGGAAGCGCGGCGTAAGAAGTTTGAAGACGATGAGAAGTTGATGCTGGAAGAGGCACAGGTAGCGATGGCGGGCGGGAAGACGAAAAGAGCCCTGCAGGAAGCCGAGAAGCAATATCAAAAGGAGATAGAGGAGGGTGCTGGTAAGGAGGCGCTGGCGACATCCAAGAAGATTCAGAGTCTAAAGGAGCGGGTGAAGGCAGAGGAAGCGGCTACGCGTGTCGGCAAGGTGTCGCTCGATTCTGTGCTCAAGTTTATTAACGGACTGGAGGCTGAAACCGCGTCTCAAATGAGACTCGCGGCTGCTGTGGGAAAGACCTCCGCCGAAATTGTTATGCTGACTGCCGCCGAAAAGGGACATGAGTCTGTTGCCAAGTTGATGGCGGATTTAAATGCACAGATAGCCACGAAGGAAACGGAGCGCGCTAACGCGGTTAAGGCGGGAAACGCGCAACGTATCAAAGAGATGGACGACATCCTGGATGCGCTGCGTAAGCAAACTGTTGAACTCGCTAAGAACGAGGAACACGTTATTGCTCTTGAGCAATTGAAGGCGGCCTCCGGGTTGTCGCGTGTATTTGAGAACAGTTTGATAAGTGAAACTGAGAAGCTGAAGGCGGAGGCTGCTGCGCTAAAAGTGCTCGCGGCGGCAGCGGGGAAAACAGGAACCGAGATTGAAGCGGCCAATATCCAGAAGAGTATGGAGGGGACAAATCAACAGCTAGAAAAGGCGGGTGAACTTCTTGCGAGAATGACAGCAAAATTCGGCGCGGTTCACCCCGATGTTATCTCGTTGGCCGCCGCTTTTGACCGCCTTCGTGCGGGTGTATTTGCCGTCGGGGAGGGGATGAAGAACGTTAAGCTAGAGACGCTTAATGAGCAACTTTCAAAGCAGGAGGCCGCAACTAAGCTCGATGTGCTGGCTATTGAAATGCAAACGCGTGCATTGTTTCAGAACGCGGAAGCACAGCGGGAGGCCGCTATTCAAGCACAAATCCGTGCTTTTATAGTGGCACAGCCATCAGCAGGAGCGGCAGAGATTGCACGGGAAACGGCAATGCTTCGGGCACGCTCTGATGCCCAGCAGAAACTGGCTGTTGCAGAATTGGCAAGGAATTTAAACGCGCGCCTTGCCTATGAGGATAAGATTGCAAAACTTAAAGATGTAATTGCGATGGAGAAGGTCTCACGTGAGACGCAGCTTGCAGCGATGTCTGCTGCGAAGGAGGCGACGCGGGCGTTGACCGAAGAGTTAAGCAATCAGGCGATTCAATCGGGCACAACGCGCGAGGCTCTCCACGGCTTGTTCGCTCAGATTGCTCTTGATGGCGAGAACCTGCGCGTCAAAGTCTTCGCAGCGATTCGCACGATGATTGAGGGCCTATCCACGGAGCTTGCGAAATTCGTGGTGACCGGCAAGGCTAACTTCAAATCCCTGTTCGCCAGTCTGGGCGAGAATATCCTCAAGTCTACGTTCCAGAAGGGCCTGGGCAGTATCGCGGGCTTCCTTGATGAGAAACTTGGGTTGGGCGGCCTGTTGGGCGGCGCGGTAGGCGGGAAGCCCGATGGTACAAAGGGCAATCCGATGCACGTTCTCATCGACGATGCTCTCGGCAGCATGCTGCCTGGATTTTCTGAGGGAGGCGGCGGCGGCGGGGGAATCCTCGGTGGAATATTCAACGTTATCGGGAGTCTTTTCGGTGGCTTCGGTCTCGGCGGTATTACTACGGGGCAGGGTGCCGGTGCGGCTACAGGTAACATCAGTAGCGGCTATCAACTGGCAGCCGGCGGAGATGTGACGCCGGGCCGGAGATACATCGTGGGCGAGGACGGCCCGGAGGTTCTATCCCCGCGACGGCAGGGTACGGTGACACCCATGTCGAAGCTTGGCGGCGGCAAGCCGGTCAATATGACCTTTCAGTTTTACGGTGTTCAGGATGCCGATAGTTTCAAGAAGAACAAGGCGCAGATTGCAGCCGATTTTTATGCGGCGGCATCGCTGGCTTATGCGAGGGCACGCTAATGGCAAACTTCTTTGAGGTAGAATTTCCTCGGACTATCTCGTATCGTGCCAGCGGCGGCCCGGCGTTCCTGACCACAATCAACGAGGGGTTGAGCGGTTTCGAGCAGCGGAATAAGAACTGGGCGACGGCACGCGGCGAGTGGAACATTTCTTTGATTACTCCTGCGGGGTTTGCGGATATGCGGCAGACCTTTATTGACCTGTTACGCGCCTTCTTCCTGGTCATCGGCGGTCAGGGCGACGCCTTCAGGCTCTACGACCACACCGACAACACGGGCACGGGCGAGACGCTGGGCACCGGCGATGCGGCGACCGCCGCGTTTCAGTTGAAGAAGGCATACACCATCGGCGGGCGGACGTACTCGCGTACAATTTCGAAGCCCATTTGGAATTCGGTTAAGGACTGGCGGGGCACGGCGCTGGACGCCTCGGTCAAGATTTACCGCAACGGAGCACTTGAACCGTCGGCCCGCTGGACTATCGACGCCTATACGGGCGTGATTAACTTCGCGCAGAGTCTCAGCGTGGTGAACATCACAGCGGCGACGTTCAGCACTCCGAATACGACCTACACCTACACATTGACGATGGGCGAGGCGCTGGCTGTAGGGATGCGTATTGTCATCACAGGGATGGCCAACGCGGGGAACAATGGCACGTTCTATATCACGTCGCTTGGCGCGGGAACTTTTACCGTGGTGAACGCCAGTGGCGTAACGGCGGGGTCTCAGAACGGCACCGGGCCGACCTCGTGGATTCCGGCGAACGGTGCGCTCTTGACGGCGGACTTCAAATTCCATTACCCCGTGCGATTCGATACCGACCGGTTGCCAATGCAGGCCGAGGAGTCGGATACGTTCGGCGGGAAACCCATCATCAGCGTTGCCAGTTTGACGCTGAAAGAGGTTCGCATTCTTGCCGGGCAGAGCCAGGGCTAACATGAAAGTTATAACATCACAACTTGCGACGCACCTCGGCGAAGCGGTCACGACGCTCGCGACTCTCTGGAAAGTCAAGCGGGAGGACGGGGTCATCCTGGGCTTTACCGACCACGACCAGGACATTGTGTATAATGCTGGGGACGGTGACGGGTCGGTCACCTATTATGCGGCGACGGGATTCACGCCGAGTGCCACGGACACGCAGTCGCAGATGGGAACAGATAACCTTGAGGTCACCGCGTTCCTCGACGTTTCGGCCATCACCGACCTCGACCTGCGTGCCGGGCTCTACAACTTCTGTGTCGTTGAGATTCGGATTGTGAACTATGCCGACCTGACGCAGGGGGAATTGAAAATCCGCAAGGGCACCGTTGGCAATGTGGTGATGAAGAACGGCGTCGGCTCGTTTGAAATTCGCGGTCTGGGTTTCCGCTTTGGCACCGCTGTCGGACAGACCTACGGGCCTGTCTGTCGTGCGGAATTGGGCGACGCGAAATGCGGTGTGAAACTGACGCCGACGGCAATCGCGGCCTCACCCACGGGCCTGACCGAGGTAGGAAATACTGTCACAGTCGTGACCACGGTAGCTCACAAACTGAGCATCGGGCAGCTTGCTAGGATAGCGGGAGCCGGGGACGCGGGCTATAATGGAACGTTCACGGTCGTTACAGTGCCGACCACGACGTCGCTGACGGTAACGAATGGCACGGCGGGTCTACCGGCGAGTGGCGGCGGCACTGTTGGTCTGCAGCAATCGGGGGCCGTGACCGGCGTGGTTGACCGGCGAACATTGGCGGTATCCGGTATCGTCGGAAGCGGGGAGAGCGTAGACGCCCGAAGTTCGGGGCCGCTGTTTACCGGAGGTGTATGGGAACCGAGCACGCAGCCGGGCGCGGGCGGCGAGGACGGCTGGGCGGGCGAGGCCGACGCTCTAACAAATAACAACGTGTTTGCTACGCAGAAACCGCCGCAGACAGCCTTGCGGGCCGCGACTTTCGGTTTCCCAGTTCCGTTGAACGCGGTCATCACGGGAGTAAAATTAATCATCCGGCGCAAGAGCACGAACGGCGCGACGAAGGATTTCTCGGTTCGCCTGATTAAGAACGGCAATACGGATGGACAGAACAAAGCGGACGTTCTATTAATATGGCCCGCGTCGAATACGGACAAGGAGTACGGCGGGCCGGGCGACACGTGGCAGGTGACGTTGTCACCGACGACTGTTAATGACCCCGACTTCGGTTTTGAGATTCTGCCTACCGGCGGCGGCGGCGCGATTGATAGCTTTAGCAGCATCATTTACTGGTCGTTGAACAAGACCGGCTATTTCAGTGACGGCGTGATTACGTTCACCAGCGGAGCGAACAACGGCAAGAGTATGGAGGTGACGTCATGGGATGGCACCACGCTTCGACTCTTCGAGGGCATGCCCTTCGACATTCAGGCGGGCGATACGTTCACTATCACGCCCGGCTGTAACCTGGCGATAGGTGATTGTCAAGACAAGTTCGTGAATATCGTTAACTTCCGTGGCGAACCGTTCATTCCCGGTATGGATGCTATTCTCAACTACCCGAATGCCGATGGGAGCATAAGCTAATGGCGACGTGTAGCTATCCTGGCTGCGACGCTCTCGCGGCACGCGGCACCTTTGACAACCGGGAGATTCTATCGCCCGATGAGTGGCGGGCGTTCGAGGAGTTCGGCCCAGAAAAACGCGGCTGCTTCGACCACCTGCCGGTGTCCCTCACCTACTATTTAGACGGGCGCGTGTTGCCCACAGAAGAGTGCTTATCGGAGAAGGTATGCCCACCACAAGAACAGAAGTTGTTGCCTGCGCCAGAAGTTATTTAGGTACAAAGTTCGTACACCAGGGCCGCATGAAGGGTCGCGCGCTGGACTGCGTTGGATTGATTCTCTGTGTCGCGGAAGACCTCGGTCTTATGGACACGCGGGGTGTACCGTTGCTGCGTACCGACTACCGTGCCTACTCCACGGAACCGAAAGGGCGCTTCGTACACGACACTTGCGTTGCCCGACTGAAGCAGAAATCTATTCTGGACATCCGGCCCGGCGACGTGCTGACTCTGCGAATTCCTACCGACCCCTGCCACGCGGCGTTCGTCGGCGAGATACCTGGGCAAGGGTTGTCGATGATTCACTGTTATCAGGGTGGGTCGGCTACTACTATTGAGCACCGTCTGGACGAGAATTGGCGCCGGCGCATCGTCGGCGCGTTTGAACTTCCCGGCGTAGAGGACTAACGTGGCACGCATCGCACTAATGGCGGTCGGGGCAATTATCGGGGCACTTCTAGCCCTGCCTACAGGCGGGATGAGTGTTTGGGCCGGGCTGTCTCTCGGCATGAGCCTCGGTGGTTTGGCTGGTGGAATATTGTTTCCTGGCAGGATTCCTACGCAGTACGGCCCGCGCTTGCAAGACCGGCAGGTTATGTCTTCGGCCAATGGTAGCCCGATACCGTGGGGGTACGGAACATTTCGTGTCGGTGGTGAGGTGATTTGGGCGGAGAAGATTAAGGAGACTAAGAACACGGAGAAGAGGTCAGCGAAGGGCGGCCCGCAACAGACCACTGTTACCTATACCTATTCGTCAACGATGGCCGTTGGCTGGGTCGAGGGGCCGGCGGATGTGACTAAGATTTGGGGCGACTCAAAGTTGCTCTACGATAGGACGGGCACCGGGCCTCAGTCCATCGGCACCGGGTTGACGAGTACGACAGGCGGTAAGAATCCGCAGACCACGGCCGGGACGACCATCTTCGCCCCCGTGTTCTATCGTGGCACGGAAGACCAGTTGCCCGACCCGACCATCCAGGCCATCGAGGGTATTACTAGAACACCGGCATTTCGCGGGCTATGTTACGCGGTCGTCAACGATTTCCCGCTGGCCGATTTCGGCAACCGCATTCCGAACCTGCGAGCAGAGATTACCATCGCGGGTGACTCATACCCGCGCACCCTATTCCCCGGCTGGCCGACAGCTTCGTATTCTGGTGCTGGTACAACCATCTTTGCACCTACACGACTATACGTTGACCCCTACAGTCGCAATGCCATGATTTTCGGAACAGAGGCGGACGTGGTGTCCGTCGTCAACTTGGGAGACACGGCGACGGCAGCGGCCCCCGCGTGGCTGGCGAACACCGTTTATAACGTGGGCACGCAAATCAATGATTCGAATGGAAACATTCAGACTGTTACCAATAGCACCGGCAGCAAGACTTCGGGCGGGAGCGCCCCGGTCTGGGGAACAGCAGAAGCCGCAGCGACCGTAGACAATAACGTCACCTGGCGAAACAGTGGCCCCGGCCCTAACGTGCCGGTCATGGTGGCGAGCGGTAATCTATTGACGGACGGGGTCGAGCCGAATCAGCTTCGTATTCCGTTTAGTGGTGATGTGCGGTCTGGCGGCACAGGAATTGACACGGCGGGACGGCTTTGGCAGGTGGGATTTCCTGATGCGGCGGGTGCGGGGAGACCTAATCTTTATCGTTATGACCCCTCCTCATTTCGGCCCACGGCGGTTATCACTCCCCCGCGCGGGACAGCTAGTTTCCTGACTCCGACTGTTCTCGCGTTTGCGAAAGTAAATGGGCGCAACCTGATGTACGCGTTCCAACAGAGCAACGAGACCGGCGGCGGCAACATGTTGGTCTACGATACGGATACGCTGGCACTTCTCAACGGCCCTGTTTACGACATAAGCAACGTTCTAATTGCCCCTGCCTCGTGGAAGCCACGCAATGATTTCAATCAGCCGACGCTGTATGAGCATCCTGGCCTCGACCCGGCAACGGGTATCATCTACCGCGTCTGCTATGACGGGATACCCGGCGACACAAACTGGTATATCTCTATTCTGGACCGGCGGGGATATGGCGGGAACGACTCGCGGGTATTGACGATTCCGAAGAACATGGGAACCTACGAGCAGGGATTATGGTGCATCTTCGACGGGGCGGACGGCACGCTGATTGTTGGGACGAAGGTTCTCGCGGGTAATACGGCCTGGCTTTTGAAGATAAATCCGGTGGACGGAACGATTCAGGCGAGCCTCGCACTAACGGGGTTGATTACCGACCAGCCTTTGTGGTCGCAGACTCCGAAGGCATACAAAGGAGTATTGCCGGTAGACGGTCAACTTCGACTTCCAGTGGTATCGGGAGGCACGCGCCAAATAAGAGTCTACGACGGGCAGACGTTGGCATTGGCAAAGAGCACAGCACAGACCAATTGGTTGCCGGGGGTAACTGTCGGGGCAGGAATTACAGACTTCTCGTATGATGAAACATCGAATTCATTCCTAACAGTCGTTGCCACGGAATATGGGGGCCTGTTCCAGCGTATATGGCTCGACCGTAAAAGTACCACGGGCCAGGCACTCAGTACCGTGGTCTCCGACCTGATTACGCGCACAGGTTTGTCCGCCAGTGAAATCAACGTTTCCGCGTTGGCGGCTCTGACGGTCAAGGGCTACAACATCAGTAGGACGTCGGATTCTAAAGCGGCGCTGCAGCCGCTGGCTCAGGCGCATTTTTTCGACCTAGTGGAGTCGGACTTCAAACTGAAGGCGGTACTGCGTGGCGGCTCGCCGGTGAAGATTATTCCTGAAGATGACCTGGGGATTGCTTCGGAGGGTTCGAAACTCCAAGAAACTATCGGGCAGCAGCATGACCTGCCGAGAGAAATAACGGTCACGTACAATGACCCGGCACTGGATTATCAGCCGGGTAAGCAACTCAAGCGCCGGGCGAGCAAGGTGGTGACCACTAAGCAGCAGATTCTCATCGAGCTCCCGATGAGTCTGAGCAGCAACGAGGCACGTAATATTGCGGAGAAGGCGCTCTCCACGCTTTGGGCGGAGCGGAATCAGTATGGCTTCAAACTCTGGAGCGCAAAATACCTACAACTCGACCCCTCGGACGTTATCCAGTTCACATACAACGGGCTGCCGTTCCAGGCACGGCTGGTTAAGACCTCGATGGGGCAGAACCATGTTCTTGAGGTTCAGAGCCTGAGCGAAGACCCGCGCAACTACATTTCGGTGCTTCCCGGCGCGGATACCGTGGGCTTTACCTCCACGAAGATTCTTGCGCTCGGCCCGACCACGCTGTTCCTGCTGGACACCACGCTGTTGCAAGACCCGGATTCTCCGGCCCCCGGCATCACGGGCTACTACTATGCGATGGGCAGCACGGGCTCAAGCTGGCCGGGCGGTGTACTATTCGAATCGGCGGATGACGAAAACTACACGCAGGTTGCCTTTGACAACGACGCGGCGTCCTACGGTTATGTGCTGACCGCTACTCCTGCGCCACTGAATTCCCCGTTCTCTTGGGATATGGTCACCACCATCACGGTGAAGCTAGTGGCAGGGGCAACGCTGTCGAGCACTTCGTTACTGAACGTCTTGAACGGCGCGAACGCCTGCTATCTCGGCGGAGAGGTTATTCAGTTTGCGAACGCGACTCTAAATGCCGACGGGACGTACACGCTGAGCACGCTGCTGCGTGGGCGGCGCGGCACCGAGTGGGCGGCAAAGACGCACGGGATAGGGGAGACCTTCATCCTACTGACCGCAGGCACTATCAAGCGCGACAACAACAGTACCGACAGCATCAATGCACGACGGTATTACAAGGCGGTAACCATCGGCAACCCGATGAATAGCGCGGGGGCGCAGATACTGACCTCCGCAGGACTCGACCTGAAGCCCTACGCTCCGGCACAATTCATGGGGACGCGGAGTGGGAGCGGGGACTTCTCAATCTCTTGGGTGCGGCGGACGCGGGTCGGCGGGGCGTGGCTGGACGGCATCGGCACTGTGCCGTTGTCCGAGGCCACGGAATCCTACGACCTCGAAATCATGAACGCCGCCGGAACAGTTGTGCGAACGCTTACGGGGCTTGTGACGCCCAGCTACTTCTATGCTTTTGCAAACGTACAGACTGACCAGGGCGGGCTGCCGCTGACCATTCGCGCGCGTGTCTTCCAGAATTCGGCGGTCATTGGCCGGGGGTTCCCGACACAGAACGACGCCATCGGAGGTACAGGGGCCGTGAGCGGCGGAGCAGACGCGACTTCAATCAACGGCGTGCCGATTGCGGGCACACCTGTGGACGGCGACGTCCTTACCTACCTCTCGACCGGCAACAAGTGGTCGCCGGAACAGACGACGCTGACGCGCAGGGACGTGGTCAAGACCACGGCGAGCCTGGCGAACGGAGCAGCCGAGACCGGGAGCATCGCCGTAGGCTGCAAGAGCTTCATCTTACTGCGCGCCGTGACCACACGGGAGTGCAGGCTCCAGTTATACGCGACGGCTGCCGACCGCGATGCCGATACGCGGGCCATCAACTTCCTACCGCCTACGGGCGCGGAAACGGGCGTCGTGTGCGACCTGGTGCTGACCAGCGACATGGACTGGAAGGCGAGTCCGCCACTGACCGGCGCAAACATGGACGCCGTACCCGCCGACGTTATCTATTACCGCATTACGAACCTGGGAACGGTCGGAACGGTGCCCGTGACCATCACAATCCTCCCGCTTGAGGTGCCGAGGCACTAATGGCTAATCCTTCCAGCTCGCAATTTCCGGCGCACCCTCGCTGGGGCGGGGCCGTGGTCAAGGTGCTTGATTATACGGCGCTGGTGACCGACATCGGCCTGTGGCTCATCTTCAATAAGGCCACGGCGATTACCCTGACCCTCCCGGCGTCTATGCCCGACGTGCGTTGGGTCATAGGCGTGGTGAACATCGGGGTTGGCACGCTGACTATCAACCCGAACGGTTTGAACCTGGACGGCAGTACCGCGACCCGCACCCTGGCGACCCGCGAGGGCACGGTGATTGCTACGGATGGCACAGATTATTTCGCCGGATTGCCGACGGCTGCGACAGGAGGCGATGCCGGGGCTGTGGTCAAAACCACTAGTTACACGGCGCTTACCGGCGACAATGGAAAGTGGATTATCTTCAACAGCGCCACGCAGGTGACGTTGACATTGCCCACTCCCCCGCCGTCTTTGACATGGAAAATAGGTGTTGTGAATATCGGCGACGGCTCGCTACTAATCGCACCAGCGGGCGGCGCGAAAATCAACGGCGTGGCAGCAAGCAAATCAATGATTAAGTACCAGGCTGCGAGCATCGTGACCGATGCCACAGACTGGTACATGGGCATTTTCAGTAACGAGACGCTGGATACGCTTACGGGAGCGACGTACACGGTCGACGACGGAGACCGGGGCAAGACCCTGTTATTCAACCGCGCGACGGCGGTCGCTGTCACGTTGCCGCAGGCCGGGGGCGGGAGCGGCGTCGAAAAGGGCTGGGTCGGAACCTTTGTCAGTATCCACGACGGGCTAGTAACAATCACGCCTACCACTTCTACGATTAACGGTGTGGCTACCTACGCACTCCGTAAGAATCAAAGCGTGCGGCTCTATTCCGACGGCGCAAATTACAAAGTAATCTTGACGGTCAAGCTGCAGACCGGCGGCACGGATAACGCGCTGCAGCACCTCCTGAATCTGATTGCTGGCTCTAACGTTACGCTGGATGCCTCGGCGGGCGATGGGTCGGTCGTTATCAACGCGGCGGCCGGCGGCGGGGCCACGGCCACGATGCAGACGAAGGTAAAGACCACGGCGTCGATTGCCGACGGCGTGACCGAGACCGGCGTTATCACGGCGTTCTCCAAAGTATTCCTTCTGTACCGCGTGATTGCCGACCGGAAGGCGCGTGTGCGCCTGTATTCTACGATGGCGGCCCGCGATGCCGATACGTCGCCCAACAGGCCGAGCAATCTGCCTCCTACGCCCGGTACGCAGCACGGCGTTTGTGTTGACTTGTATCTAGACACGGCTGACAAGCTGACTTGGGTTCTATCTCCGGCATCGCCGATTTTCAACCGAGAAGCGGTACAGGTAACAAGCGTTTCTTACGCCATTACGAACCTGAGCGGCGCGACAAGCACAGTACAAATCACGTTTGAGTATGTGGAGTTGCAAGCCTAATGGCTACGATTACGGCACAGCTAAAGCACTCGAACTCATCGGACGCCCGGTTCAAGAACTGGGCGGATAATGTGACGGGTATCTCCGCGCAGCTTGCCGCCCTGGGATTCACGCAAACGGCGGATACCGGCCAAATCAACTGGACGACGGTAACGGCCCCGGCGCAGAATACCTTTGCGGGCTATGAGATTTGGAGGGCCGCGAACAGCGCGAATCAAACAGCGTGCCCCCTCTTCTTCAAGATTGAATACGGGGCACAAAATAACGTAGTGAAAAATCCACGCATCCGTCTCACCTTCGGGTCGGGGTCGGACGGGGCTGGAGTCATTACCGGAAATCAGAGCGCGGCAGTAGACCTGGCCAACGCCAGTGCCGGAACAGACCAGGCAGACACGACCTTCAACTGTTATTTCTGTGGCGATGGGCTGAGTTACTTTGGAATGCTGCTTTGGCGGAACATGGCGGTGAACGGTAATCCCAATATGTTCGTCGCCTTCGAGCGCGAGCTCAACAACGCCGGAACCTACGTGGCTACTTACTACACGTGGGTCACGGGTGTCGCCGGGGCGGCCACGGGGTCGAGCGGGGTCGGCACGTGGCGACAGCAATCTATCCTGGCTGCCAACGCACAGGGCAATATAGGGCCGCTGAATACCATCGTTATTAGTCTGACCAGCGACGACACGCTGACGACGTACATCACGAATAGCGTGACGCCCTCTCAGCCGGTCTTTCCGCTCGTGGGCAAGCTAGGCAACCCGATGTTGACGCTGCAGACGGTTCTTGCTGGTGACGCGACGGAGGTTGACCAGACAGTCTCCGTCGGTAGCTATGTCGTTAACTTCTACGGCGCGGCTCATACGTATATCATGACGAAATTATCGTGGGCAACGAACAACTTTGTATCCCAGAATGTCACATCGCCGACGATTCGGAACCCGGCGCTGGCCATGAGGTGGGAATAAGATGGCTACGCGTTTTCTTGCTTATCTACTGCACGACAACACGACCGACGCGAACTTCCGCTCGTGGGGCGGGAGCGTTGCGGGAATTAGTTATTACCTGGCACAGATGGGCTTCGTTCAGACGGCGGATACCGGCCAAATCAACTGGACGACGGTCGTCAAGCCGCCACAAAATACGTTCGCGGGATACGAGATTTGGCGCTGTGCAAACAGTACGAACCAGACGAACTGCCCCATCTTCTTTCGCATTGACTTTGGTGCACAGAATAATGTGGCGTCGACGCCGCGCATCAAGATTCAAATCGGTTCCGGGTCGGACGGCGCGGGCGCGCTGACCGGCAATCTTATTACCGCCGTGGACATGACATGGACTGGCTCGACAAACAAGGGTAGTGGACAGGACACGACGTATCCTTGCTTCTTCTCCGGTGACGGGTCAAACTATCTCGGTATCCTGATGTGGGTGCAGAATATCACCGGTTTGTTGCCGCAATTCTTCGGGTTCGAGCGCAGCCTTGACGCGACAGGCGCGTACACAGCGAAGTACAATACCACGGTCATCGGCTGGGCATCGGCGGGAGAAGGTAGTGGCGCGACGTGGTGGCAACAGTCGATTTTTGCCAATGGTGCGGCGGGGGCCTCGGTCGGGCCGAAGATGGGCTGTGCTTATACGGTGCAAACTGCAACACTCTCGACTGTGATTCCGTTGATATGGAACAATAAGACACCGACGCTGCCGGTTTTCCCGAATATAGGTTACGCGGGCAATCCGCTTCTGATGTGTGTTGCTTACTACGGAAATGACATCGGCGACGCTGTCACCACGCTTGTTCCCTATGGAGCTTTGTTTAACGTAACGCAATATGGCACGCTTCGCACGTACATGGCGATTAAGGTTCTTGCGAATTCGTGGCTCGGTTTCTTCGGTAGTAAACAAAATGCGGGTCCGAATCAGCGCAATCCTTGTTTCGCTTTGAGGTGGGACTAATGGCGACTAATCAGGCTTATGTTCCTTATGACAATACCACGCTGGCAGCCTACAAGCTGTGGGCGCAGGCTATCGGCACGGCTCTCGCGGCCCTCGGCTGGGTGAAGACTTCTGATACTGGCACCGTGGTTTGGGCTAATATCGTGATACCCACGGCGGCCGTGATTCCTTCCCCGGCGACGCTGACAAATAGGGGAACGATTGCTGATGGTACTGCCTATGTCGGCGTAACGACGAACAACGGCTCGAATGATTTTGTACAAGATTCCGAAGGGAACAGTTGGATTTGTATTGCGAACATTACTACCGCCACACCGGCTGTGCAGCCAAAACTTCAACCCACGAATTGGCGCAGTTACAACTTCGAAATCTGGCGCACGAACGGGGCGTCGCACGCGGCAACCCCAATCTATGTGAAATTTGTGTACTGGAATTCGACGACCAGCACGCCGCGATTGAACATCGCCATCGGCACGGGCTCGAACGGCAGCGGGTCGGTGAGCGGTCTGTTGTTCAACACCGGAGGTAGCCCTGCGGAAGTTAATGCGCTTGGCAGCGATACCGTTGCTCGCGGGACAACGGCCTTTTACGAATCTAGCTTTTCCGGTGACGCGGATAATCTCCGTATGCTGCTGTGGCGAAATTCTCCGTCTGCGGCCGGGCCGGTGATGCTGGTAATTGACCGCGCGAAGGATACCGTGGGTTCTGACTTGGATACCTATGTGTACGTGTGGATGAATTACTCTAACGGCACGCTCAAGCAACAGCTTATGTTCAAGTCGAAGGCTGGTGCGTTGCAACCTCCTACGCCCGATACCGGCCCTCTATGGGCTATGATGCCTACCACTGCGACATACGCTTACGGCGGTCAGGTTCCAGTATTTCTGGTTCACCCGCTGCCGGGCTATGTGGCCAATCCGACATCCGCAGTCGTGTTGATGAAATCGGGAGATTTTGCCGAAGGCATGCTGGTCAACGTTATGCTCTACGGCGGTTCGCACCCCTTCTTGATGACGAAGAATGGAATAGCAGGCGGCGCAACGGCGGCCGGTCTGGGAATCAGGTTTGAATAACAATGCCAACTACAGCAAAAGGTTACGGTGACGGCGACGGCGGCGCAGCAGTAATGGGCGTGGTTCCTGCGGGCATTTCTATTGCTATTGTAGGGACAGTGGTCGGGGCCGGATATAGTGTTACTCTCGGCGGAACGCTGGTTGCCATCAACGGCTATCGTGGCATTCCGTGGTTGAAGAACGTCTTTGTCATGATTCGAGATTATTGGGATTTGTCACTCTCGACACCGTTTGCAGGACAGCTTTTTCCGACCGGCGGCAACAGCGGCGGGCCTGGACAAGTGTATCCGTATTGATGCCATCTTGTGGTAGAATGTTGCCGTGCAAGTCTATCTAATTCGGAACACGGTCAACGGGAAGTGGTACGTCGGGGCTACAAGCGGTACGCTTGCGAAGCGCTGGAAGGGACATCGAGACGCCGCAGTACGTGGTGTCCAAGTTGGAATAGCCCACGCTATTCGAAAGTATGGCGCGGCGGCATTCACACTTGAGACTGTTGCAGATGGCTTTGTTACAGAACAAGAAATGTTTGCGGCTGAAGTTTTCGCCATTGCGCTTTACCGCTTGATAGAACAGACCGCTGGTTACAATATGACACCAGGCGGGGATGGTGGGGCATTACCGCCAGAGAGCCTAGCGCGGATGGCGGCAAAGAGAAGAGGAGTAAAGGCTTCTTCAGAAACATGTGCGAAGCAAAGTGAGGCAATGCGACGGGCGTATAGCGAGGGTCGAAAAGCGTGCCGCTGGTGGAAGATTCATCCTATGCTTGGGCGTAAACATACAGTTTCCGCGCGCGCTAAACAAAGCGCGGCGCATAGTCTGCTTGTAGGCGAGAAGAACCCCTTTTACGGCAAGCGTCACTCGGAAGAAACACGCAGACGTATATCTGAAACGAAGCAGGCACAGGCCGTTGCCTTGACACCGGAAGAACGTCGTAGAAAGTTTGGAAAGAAGCACAAGAGTTTGACCCCCGAACAAAGGGCAAAACTGAGCGCAGCGGTGAGAGCAGCCTGGCTGCGCCGAAAGGAAAACAAATGAGTTCAACACCAAATCTCCTCAACTAAACGGGGACACCGTATCGAAAGATATGTGTTGCAAATTCGCTCTGATTGACTTGAACCCTGCGACGGGAACAAGGCGGAAGCCGGAAGGCACCGTGAGAGACTAAGCGAGCGAACGCCCTTCGGGGTGATGCGATAGTCCGAGCTTGCGGGAATTGAACCGCAAGAGGCCGGCGGAGACGACCTGCCCCGCCGAAAGGCGCGTAACATAACTGCATTAGTCACATCGCAGCTTCACAAAATTCTAAAGAAGTTACAGCCAATTCCGCCTTCGACAAGCTCGATGAGGCGATGAATGACAGTATTTCCGTCGCCCTTACCGGCACCACGCACACGCTGGTGCAGGCGGACGCCCTGGCCAACATCTTCTTCCTCTTCACCGGAGCTCTCGGCGGGGCAAACACCATTACGCTGCCCGCGAACAAGCGCATCTATCTCGTGGTCAATAACACTACGGGCGGATTCAATCTGATTTTCAAAGCCGGGACGGGTGCGACCACGGTGACGGTCACGGACACCGGCGTGCCGCATTTCCTCTACTGCGACGGCGTGAACACGGTCTATGAAGTGGGCAGTCCAGTATCGGCGGGAGCGTTGCAGCATCCAGTCAATGCTCAAACCGGCACCTCCTATACGGTACTCAATGGCGACCGTGGCAAGCTGCTTACCATCGATAACGCTAGCCCAGTGGCGGTTACGCTGCCGCAGGCCGGGGCCGCAAGCGCGTTCCTCGCAGGCTGGTTCGTGTTTGTTCAGAACAAGAACGCTGGTGTGGTTACAATCACGCCGACGACCAGCACCATCAACGGCGCGGCAACGCTGGTGTTGCAGAAGAACGGGCACGTGCTTATCGTTTCAGATGGCGCAAACTATCAGGTCTTTGGCGTGCTGCCGAATCCGAGCACGACTACGCTAGGCGGAATGAAATCTAAGGCAGCGGTAGCGACCCAGTTTCTGACGGAGCTAGGCACCGACGGCACACCGCTAGCTGCCCAGCCTGCGGTGACCGACCTCTCCGGGTATGTCGTGGCTAACGCGACCGCACAAACAGCGAACATTGGGGCAACAACGCTTGTTACCCCCGGCGCTTCCGGGAGCTTCCGTGTGGCTGGCTATATCGTCGTGACCACGGTTGCTGGTACGTCCTCTACGCTGCCAAGCATTGTCATCACTTGGACTGACCCTGATAACAACACGGCGCAGTCGCTGACGCTGACGCCGACGGACGCCGGGAACATATTGACCACGCTTCGCCAAGCTACAGCCATTATCAGCGCAAAGACAGGCGTGGCCGTTCAGTACGCGACAACAGGCTACGCGAGCGACCCTGCGGCGACGATGCAGTACGCCATCCGCCTTGTTTTGGAAAAACTGTCGTAAGGCGCGGAACCGCCCGGCCATGTTGGCGGGACGCCGATGCCATCCTGTGGTAAAGTAGGAGAAATATGACGCCGGACTTTGTACCGCGCACGGTCGCGATTTGGGGAAATCTTGTCCCGACCTTCTCTACGGAGTCGGAGCTCGCGTGGTCGTTCGAGCACATCGGCTGCCGTGTTCTGAAGTTCCAGGAGGGGAGTACCGACCCCGCGCACATCATCGGCGTCTGTCGGGCGGAACGCCCAAGCCTTCTGCTTTATATCCATACCCACAACAGTGTTCAGCCGGGCACGGACGCCGTGTTCGCCGCCCTGCGGGAGCAGGGGACGGTGCTTGCCAGCTTCCACCTCGACCGTTTCTGGGGCCTGGAGGTCTTGGACAAGCGGGAGTCCCGCATCGGCCAGCACGCCCTTTGGCGGACAGATTACGTGTTCACCGCCGACGGCGGAAATGAAGAAGGCTTCCGGGCGCGCGGCGTCAATCACATTTGGCTTCCGCCGGCCGTGGTCGAGCGCGGCTGCTACGACGGCACGCCCCGTCCCGAATACGCCTTTGATGTCATCTTCGTCGGCGCGCGAGGGTATCACCCGGAGTATCCATTCCGTGCTACGCTAGTGGACTGGCTGGCGAATACCTACGGTGCGCGGTACGGACACTTCGGCGGGGGAGACTGCGGCGGGCCGCGAAAAATCAACGGGGGCGCGACCGTCCGGGAGAAGGAGCTGAACGACGTCTACGCCTCGGCCAAAGTGGTTGTCGGTGACTCGTGCTTCGCCGGGGCACCGCGCTACTGGTCGGATAGAGTCCCAGAAACAATCGGGCGCGGCGGCTTCTTGATTCACCCCCGCGTTGAGGGTCTGGAAATCCCCGGCCTTGCTGAGTATAATCCCCAGGACTTAAATGACCTGAAAGAAACAATCGACTACTACCTGGCGCACGATGCCGAACGGATTGCGATGCAGCGCACCGCGACGGCGCATGTGCGTACCTACCACGCCTATACTCAGCGGGTGAGAACAATCTTGGAAACGGTGGAGCTAAAATGAGGGTATACACCGTTTATGTAGTCTCGAACACCGTGACCGGAGCTTTGTATATAGGACAAACATCACAAAAGCTGGCCAAATACTGGCGCGGTCTTGTTTACAGTGCCCTTGATGGTTCTCGTGATAGGCCACGACTTAATAATGCCATTAGGAAATACGGAGCGAAGGCGTTCAGTGTCAAACCGCTTGTAATCGTTGGCGCGCGCGCCGATGCTGCTTATTATGAGGTCGGATTGATTCGTGCGTTCAAAACAAGGGCGGGCGGGTATAACCTTTCTGATGGTGGAGATGGTTCGCCTGGACATATAGTGGGGCAACATGTGCGTTTGGCCGTTGCTGCACAGAATAGAGCCAGGCAACATTCTGATGAAACGCGACGAAGAATAAGTATTAGCAACACAGGTAAGAAGCGTCCGGATTTTGCTGCTCGGCTGAGATTGCGCAAGGGTCTGCCCTCTGTATTGAAAGGCCGAAAACGCGGGCCTATGTCAGAGGAATCTAAGGCGCGTCTCAGTATGTCGCACAAGACGAGCGAAAAGGCCAGCGCACATAGGGCGGCGTTGGCGCTAGGGAGAAGAGGAAAGCCAGGAAAGCCTCATTCCATAGAAACGCGGCAGAAAATGGCCCCGTTAATCAGACAAGCGCTGGCTAAACGAAAGGAGGCCCTCGGTGCGTGTTCACGTGGTATGGCAGAGTTATCTGCCTGAAACCCCCAGCCGTGGGTATTGGTGACACGGCGCTGATTGAAGATGTTTTCAGCCGCAAGGTCTGGTCGCCGGTGCTGGCGCACGAGTTCATTTCCTGCGAAGGCTTCGCCGCGCTACCGGCAGCCGCCGAGGGCGCTGTAGTAGTGCTGCCCGGCATGAAGCAGGCCGCTTGCGTCGACCGGCTGAACGCCGACATCGCCCGCCTTCGCTGGGTAGTGTTGCTTCTGGTTGGAGATGAAGCCGGGGTCTTTCCCGCCGAGCAAATCCGGCACCCGAACATGCGGCTGTACGTCATGATGCCGCGACCAGGCCGCCACGATTTCGCCAATCGACGCCTACCGAACGGCTATGCCTCAGCCCGTGGCTTCCTTTCGCAGCATCCGTGGAGCGCCCCACGGCCCCTCGACTGGTTTTTCAGCGGGCAGATTTCTCATCCGCGCCGGGAGCAATGTGTGAATGCCCTGGCCCAGCTCCCCAACGGCTTTTTGAATCGCACGGCGGGCTTCACGCAGGGCTTGGAGTGCGCGGAGTACTACGCACGGATGGTGTCGGCCAAAGTTGTGCCCTGCCCCTCCGGTGCCTGCGGCCCAGATAGCTTCCGCTTCGCCGAGGCCCTAGAAGCCGGATGTGTGCCCGTGGTGGACGCCACAGCGCCGGTTGCGGACTATCCGGCAGGCTATTGGGAGTACGTGTTCGGGCCGGGGCTGCCGTTCCCCGTGATTGGGGACTGGAGCACGCTGCCCAGCCTGATGCCGGGCCTAGTACGCGGCTGGCCGGAGAACGCGACCCGCTGCAGTTCCTGGTGGCAACAATACAAGCGCGAGCTTGTTTACAACCTCGAAGATGACATCCGCACCGTCTCCGGCGTCCCGCCGCACGTCGGCGAAGTCGAAGATATGATTACTGTTCTGATTCCCACCTCCCCGATTCCCTCCCACCCCGATACCGCTATGATTGAGAAAACGATTACCAGCGTGCGCCATCACTTTCCCCGCGCCGAAATCATCCTGATGTTCGACGGCGTCCGGCCGGCGATGGAGCATCGACGCGGCCAGTACGAGGAATACAAGCGGCGCCTTTTATGGAAGTGCAACCACGACTGGCACAACGTCCTGCCCATCGTTTTTGACCAGCACACGCAGCAGGCGGAGATGCTCCGGCACACGATTGAAAAGGTGCATACCCCGCTCGTGCTGTTTATCGAGCACGACGCCGTCTTCCTTCCCGCCCCGATACAGTGGGACGCCATCGCCGCGACCCTGTTATCCGGGGCAGCCAACATGGTGCGGCTGTATTACTACGCTGAGATTCACCCGGAACACAACTACCTGATGAACGGCCAGTGCTGGCACTACGGCGCGCGCTTTGTCAAGACCCGCCAGTATTCACAGTGGCCGAACGTAGGCACCGTGGAATTCTACCGACGGATGCTCAACGAGCATTTCCCGCGCGGGCGCAAGAACATGATTGAGACCGTGATGTACTCTCCGGTTTCTGAATCCTCGTGGGATGCGTACAAGATTATGATTTACTACCCCGAAGGCGGGGCGCAGCAGTGGGTGCATCTTAATGGAAGAGAAGGCGACCCCAGTGACTGGTGAAAGTAAAGCCGGACAGTTGATTTTGAAAGTGCAATACCCGATTGGCATGACCCGTTTGAAGGGGAAATGACAATATGGGGCGCATAAACTCTAAGGAGAAAACATGAAAATCAAGGCAGTGATTCTTGCACTTGCATTATTCATCGGGCTTGCCATTTCGGTTCCCAAGCTCGTCGAAACACAGTCGGGCGACGGTGCATTGAAAGTCACTTCATTTCCCGACCGCGCCTCGGTACTCGTCGACGGCGTGGACACGGGCAAAGTTACGCCTATGAGCGTAAGCATTCCGGTCGGAACGCACGTCATCACGGTGATGCCGCCCGCTGTGGGATGGAGCACCGATACTCGCACCGTGACCATCGTGCCGGGCAATAACGACCTGAGCGTGACTCTGTTGCCGACCTTGACAGTCGGGCCACAAGGCCCGCAGGGATTTCCCGGCCTACAAGGTTTACAGGGTATTCCTGGTGTACAAGGCCCGACTGGGCCGCAAGGTTTCCAGGGTTTGTCAGGTGCAAGCGGTGTCGCGGGGCCTACCGGCCCGACCGGCCCGCAGGG